TCACTTCATAACAGGTGAGTTAATTGAAGGAAGTAACATTGGTTTTTAAATCAGGTGCAAAGGTTAGTTTTACGGCAGCGCAATTTAAAACATTTAAAAATAGCTTTGGTTTTTTATCAGGAATTGAATATAAAGGTGCAACTGGAAAGGTACCATTCCATATTGGTGTGAGTAATATCGATGCAATATTTGTGGAAGACATTAATGAAAAGCAATCTATTAAGGAAGACGATTATCCAATTGAAGATTTCTATGGTTGCGAAATTAAGCAAGATGATAAGTATTTTATGTTTGGGCAGGATGCCGTACTTGAAGGAAATCTAACGAATTATTTAATTGCTCAGCAAAATGTTGAATGTTTTCGAGCTGTATAAAAAGGAGAAACCGCCAGTTGGGGCTGACGGTTCAATAAAAACACATGTTGAGGTCATTATAGCATGAATCGAATTCATGTAAAGGAGCGTTTTATTGATGGATATTAAAACAATCACTGAAAGTGTACAAGCCATCCACAATGCATATGACAAGGGAATTATAAGTGTTCGTGATAATCAAGTACATGTAACTCGCAAAGTGCTTGAATTCTTGCTACAGGAAGCGGAAGTACGTCCTATGATAGTGAGTCGTGTATCAAAGGAGTATCCATTTGAAGTTTCATTTGATAATAGCGGCTTTACATATTATTCACTGTATTCTGCACAAGAAATGAAAAATAAATTTGGAGGTTTTATAGATGAACTCATTACAAGCAATTGAATTAGCGGAAGTTGATGAATTACAAGATGCGGAGAAGCGATTTGAAATTAGTGATTTGGAAAGCCTTAATTGGGCATTCCGTAAATTAACTGCACTTAAAGCGGAAGAAAAGAAAATTATAACGTTGGCAAATGTTGAACGTGACCGTATTGCACAATGGGAGCAAAAAGAATTAAAGCCTATCCATGATAGCATTAGTTTCTTTGAAACTCACATCCAACGTTACCATGCGGAACAACTTGCAGCGGATCCAAAGCAGAAAACAATTAGTACACCTTACGGAAAATCTAAAACTCGTAAGAGTAGTGAAGCGCCAGAGCAAAAAGATAAAGCCCAGGTACTTCAATACGCTATTGAAAACCATCTTGATGATTGCCTAAAGACAGAAGTTAAATGGGGTGACTTGAAGAAGAAATTCAAGATTGAAGAAATCAGCGGTGAAAAAGTAATTGTGGATGAGGATGGACAAATTGTTCCAGGGGTTACGGTTAAGCCTGAATCTATTTCTTATAGTGTGGAGGTTTAATAAAAATGGCTAAAGTAAAAGTTGAATTAGATATAGATTGGTTGGAGGAAGGTGAAAATCTTGATGATTTAATCAAAAGTCAAGTTATCACTGGCTTACAGGATAGATTGATTCAAAAAGCAGAACAAAAGGTGTTAGCGAAAATTGAACGTGAAGTTGAGGAAAAAGCAAATGAGGTTGTAGATAATTTTATTCATGGATCTTTGGAAAAGAAAATCGATGAATTAAAAATACCATATAAGGGAAGCAGTTGGGGTTCGGAAGTGAAATTAATACCGATTAGTGAGTTCATTGGAATGAGGTATGAACGGTATTTAACAGAAAAAACGCTGGATGAAAATGGCCGAGAGGCTAAGTATTCAGGTGATAGAAAATTATCCATAAGTGAGTATTTCATTAAAAATTATCTTGCTAAGGAGCTTACTTCTAAAGTTAGCACGATGATTCAAACTGCAAGAAAAGATGCAGAAGAAACAATAGTCAAGGCGCTTGAAAACAATCTAAAAGAACAGTTATCCGTTGATATTATTCAAAGGCTTAATATTCCACAAATGTTAGAGAGTCTGCAAAATAAAGCTACAGAATTAGATACTAAAGAATAGGGGTGATTAAATGTTCCAAGTAACAGAAGCAAAACGCGAAAAGATGAAAGCTGTAATTGGCTTTATCGGTTGTAGTGGGTCAGGTAAAACAGGTAGTTCATTACTTACAGCTTTTGGGATGATGCAAGAAGCATACCCTAACTTATCAGAAGAAGAATTGTGGAAGAAGATTGGTGTTATCGATACGGAGCATGAACGCTCAAAACTTCATGTAGGTCTTGTGTATGGAGAAACGAAAATAGGGAATTTCCTTCATATTAATTTCACTCCACCTTACACAACTGAACGATATAACGAAGCGGTTCAAGTTATGAAGAAGGCGGGTGTTGAAGTTCTTATCATCGATTCCTTGTCACATAACTGGCAAGGTGAAGGCGGCATTATAGAAACTCATGGCGAAATGTCTGGTAACTCATTTCAAAACTGGGGCAAGCTTTCATCTGAAACTACTAAATTAATAAAAACGTTAACTCAGAACAATGTTCATATTTTAGCAACTTTACGAACTAAAACTGAGTATGTAGTTGAGCCCGATGCAAAAGGGAAAATGGCCCCACGTAAAGTTGGTACTAAGCCAGTGCAAAAAGATGAAATGGAATATGAATTCATGCTTAATTTTGTAATCGATATTGACCATATAGCTGATACTTCAAAGGATAATACGCAATTGTTTGAAGGTCATCCACAGAAGATTACTGCTGAAGTAGGTCGCAAGTTGTATAAATGGCTTGAGTTGGGTATTGATGTAAAAACTGAAGAAGAAAACGAAAGAAATACACTTATTGCTCAGATTAAAGAAATTGTTAGTACGAGTGATGATGCAGCGAAGATGCTTTCTGAAATTGAATTTAAGACTAATCAAAAATTAGAAGATTTCAATATGAAATATTTATCAGTTGTATTAGAAAGATTACAAGTTTTTAACAACAAGGAGGAAAAATAATGTTTACAGTAGATCACGAACAAGCTAAAGGATTTGAACAAGTTAAGTCAGGAGAATACGAGGTAACGGTTGTTAATTATGAATTGAAAAAGGCCGAATCTGGAAACAACATGATTGTTGTAGATTATGAAATTCGAAGTGATGTGGACCAAGAATTTCAAGGACAAAAGCTCTTATTTGATAACTTTGTTGTAACTGAAAAATCAATGTGGAGATTACAAGCGATTTCTAAGGCTGCAGCTTTTCCAACTGGGATGAAATTTGGTTCTTACAAAGAATGGGCAGATACGCTTTTAAATAAACATCTTCGTGTAATTGTAGGTGAGCGTGAATATAACGGTAAAAAGTATCCTGAGGTAAAAGGATTTAAAGAATCAGAAGCATCAGCTCCAAGTACTGGATTTACAGTTTCAGATGAGGATGTTCCATTCTAAAAATTAATTAACAAGATTCAAATAGGAGGGAGCTACTAATGGCTCCCTTTTCCAAAGGGAGAAAAACAAATGAGATATAAATTTAATCAAATACCGGCAGAGCTTAAAAACACTCCTCATTGGATCTTATGGCGGTCAGAAGTAAGAAACGGTAAGAAAACAAAGGTTCCTTATCAAATCAATGGGGAAATGGCGCAATCAAATAATAAGCGGAGCTGGTCAACGTTTCCGACAATCATAAAATTCTATGAACAAGGAGATTATGACGGAATTGGGTTCATGTTCTCGAAGGATGACCCATTCATTGGAATAGATATTGACCATTGTATTCAGGAAGGTGCTCTTACAAGTTTAGCTGAGGATGTTATTGAAATTGTAAATAGCTACACAGAATATTCACCAAGTGGTGATGGCATCCACATTATTGTAAAAGGTAAGCTGCCATTAAAAGGACCAGGTACAGGACGGAAAAATGTTGATGTTGGCTTGGAAGTATACAGACATGGACGGTATTTCACTTTCACCGGTGATTGCTTAGATCAAGTTCCTTTGGAAGATAGAACGGATGAATTAAAAGTTTTATTTGAGAAGTATTTGAAAGAAAAGCCAAAGCCTGAAAAGAAACAAAGTACTACTTCATTTGAACGAGAAGATATCACTAGTTTATCGAATGCAGAATTATGGGAGCGAATGTTTGATAGTAAAAGCGGTGCATCCATTAAAGATTTATTCCAGGGCATGTTGATTAACGGTGATCATTCTTCTACTGATATGGCTTTATGTAATCATTTAGCATTCTGGACGGATAAAGATGTTGCAAAGATGGATTCTATGTTTAGAGAGTCGTCCTTACTTCGTGAGAAGTGGGATAAACCACATTCTAGTGATGGTCGTACATATGGACAAATGACAATTGATACAGCAATTCTTTCAACTCCTTCCACAATAGCTGATTATGAACCACCTGAAGAGAAAAAGTATGAGGTTTATATTTCTGATAACTCAATTGAAGATACTGAGGAAATTATCGATGAAGCACCAAAGTTTCATTTAACTGAGTTAGGAAATGCGGAACGAATCGCTTATTATCACGGCGAGAATGTTCGCTATTGTAATGAATTGGAATGGCTTATATGGAACGGTAAGCATTGGCATGAAGATAGTAAACGACAGATTGAAGCTATCACGGCCAAAACACTTAGAGCCATATATGGAGAAGCTAAAGCTACAGAAGATAAATATCAGTCAAAGTTGCTGCATGATTGGGCAAAGAAATGTGAAAGACGGTCCATCCGGATAAATAGCATCTTGGACGTGCGACCAATGGTATCTGTTAAAAAGAAAGAATTAGATTCTCATAACTTTCTATTTAACTGTGATAACGGAGTTATTGATTTAAAGACCGGTGAATTATTGCCGCATGATCGTGACTTGTTATTAACAAAGCTTTCTCCAATCAAGTATGACAAAAATGCTGAGTGTCCAAACTGGAAAGCTTTCTTGGAAAGTATTTTTAAAACGCATACTGGTGAAGCGGATTATGAGCTTATTAATTATTTACAAAAAGCAATCGGTTATTCATTAACCGGTGTAACAAAAGAACAAGTAATGTTTTTCTTATTCGGTAATGGACGAAATGGTAAATCTACTTTTATTAACATCATTCAAGATTTACTTGGTGATTATGGTAGGCAAACAAACAGTGATACTTTCTTGAAAAAGAGAAATGACTCAGGCATTAATAACGATGTTGCTCGACTTGATGGAGCACGTTTTGTATCGGCTGTTGAAAGTGAAGAGGGACAACAATTATCTGAAGCCCTGGTTAAACAAATCACAGGTGGAGAAAAGATGTCTGCTCGTTTCTTACGCCAGGAATACTTTGAATTTACACCAGAGTTTAAAGTGTTTTTCACTACCAACCATAAGCCAATTGTTAAAGGTTCGGATGAAGGGATTTGGAGAAGGATTATGCTTATTCCATTTACCGTAACGATACCGAAAGAAAAGATTGATTATGATCTGCCTGATAGATTAGCAAAAGAAATGCCAGGTGTCTTGCGTTGGGCTGTGAAAGGCTGCATGAAGTGGCAGACTGAAGGTTTACGTGCTCCTGAAGCTGTGAAGGCAGCGACAGCTGAATATCGTGAGGATATGGATATATTAGCACCGTTCATTGATGAGAATTGTACAGTGAATTCTTCAGTGAGAATTGAAGCGAAGTCGCTGTATGAAAATTATACAAAATGGTGTTATCAAAATAACGAATTGGAATTAAAAAACCGTGCTTTTTATCGTCAATTAGAAGTTCGCGGGTTTAAAAAAGAAAAAGGTACAGGAAATAAAAACTTTATTCTTGGAATTACATTAAATAAACTTGCTGGTTCGAATTTATTTTCAACTGAAAATGAAGATGAAAACAAGGTAACTCCTATAAATAGGAAAAAACTTTAAGGCGGAGTTACTAAAGAGTTACTTATTTTTTTTTTTAGTAACTCGTATAAACGTTGATATAACGATGTTTGTAGATAAATAGTTACTTAAGTTACTGAATTTTCTATATCGGCTCTTAAGAAAATAAATAAATAAAAAAATAATATATATATAGGACTTTAATAGAAAAACGGTTAACTTTAGTAACTTTGATAACTAAATAACGTTTAAACCCTTGATACGACTGGATTTAAGCGAGTTACTTTTTAAATAACTTAGTAACTATTTAGTAACTCATTAAAAAAGAGGTGTAATATGCATCCAAAACAAATATGTGCTGATGTTCAATCAATGGGAGCAAAGCTCGTTCTTGATGGAAATGATTTATATATTGAGAACCATGAAAAGATTGCTCCTGAAGTTGAAACGGTTATTAAAGAATACAAGCTACGAATTATTAAGTACTTGCAAGGTAATTATTCGGAACAAGATCATGCTGTAAAACAAACGATAGATAAAATTATTAATTTTTTTATCGGTGTTGAACAAGATATGAATCCGAAAATAAATGATTGGTTTAATCATGATGAAGCTGCAGCAAGGTTAGTTATGGAATTAACACTAAATTTCTCACTTAATGGTTGGTTGTATGTAAAAGAATCTGTGGCCAACTATGAAAATAAATTAACGGACGAGCTTTCACAAGAAATATTCAATCGTGCAATGTTGCACTTTAGGAAGGTGAAATAAATGCCAGCAATTCATTATCGATATTCAGAAAAAGAATTGAAGGAAATACTGGATACAATGGAAATCATGGTAGATACAAGGGAACAAAAAAACCAACATGTACTTGATTATTTTCGTAAAAAGAATGTTCCATTCAGACTTAGAAAAATTGATACAGCTGATTATTCAGCAGTAATTCCTAAGAATCCTGAGATGGGCATTACACGGGATATTTATCTTTGCGCCGGAGTAGAACGGAAAAATGGTGTAGATGAATTGGTTCAATCGATTAAAGACCGTACGAGATTTGAAAATGAATTAATTCGTGCTGCTAAACATCCATTTGTTCTTCTTGTGGAAGATTTAAAAGGCTATCAAAAAATATTAAAAGGTGAGTATATAAGTCAATACAAACCAGAAGCATTACTTGGTAGTTTAAAAACATTTGAAGTGCGATATGGCTTTTCAACGGTATTTATTGAGCCTGCTACAACTGGTAATTACATATATCATCATTTCTTATATATGGCTCGTGAGTATCTGAAAAAGGGCGTCATATGATGAAAAGCAAAACAATTAAAGGAGAAATAAACCATGACTAAAATTAAATTGAACGTTTTATTTAAGAAAATGCAAAAGGACGATAAAAAGGAAGTTTTAAAATTCCATGTAGTAAGCGATGAGTTGCCACATGCTGTTGAATTATTAAGGATGCCAGGTACTATTGTCCATCTCACTGTGGAAGAGAGTGAAATTGAACCAATCGGTGCGGAATTTGTAAATATTCAACGGGATAGCAAGAAAACAGTTATTGATTTACATATTAAAGGCGATACGAGAGACAAAATAAATCAACTTTATTCATTTGCTGGTGAAAATGTTTCTATCATTCTTGAACCCTCGCAAATGTCTATTGATGAATTCTATGAAGAACAGCATGAAGGTATGGAATACAACATTAAACAGGATGGAACAACTGAAATTAATCCTGGTCAGTTAAAACTTATCGAAGGTGAAAGTGTAGCGGAGTAAAAACTTCATTTTAATAGAAAGCGAGGTGGTGATATGAGTCTTACTTTTATAGACTTATTTGCCAGGCATAGGCGGTTTTAGAATGGGCATGGAACAGGCAGGTCACAAGTGCTTGGGATATGTTGAAATAGACAAGTTTGCTAGAAAGTCATACGAAGCAATTCATAATACAAAAGGAGAGTGGACGGCACATGACATTACAACTGTTACAAACGACGATCTACGATTACTTAGAGGACAAGTCGATGTTATCTGTGGTGGATTCCCTTGCCAAGCCTTCAGCATTGCCGGAAAGCGATTGGGATTTGCAGAAACTAGAGGAACTTTGTTCTTCGAAATTGCTAGACTCGCCAAAGAAATCCAACCACAATATTTATTCCTTGAGAACGTCAAAGGTTTACTCAATCACGACGGAGGGAACACATTTAGAACAATCCTCTCTACGCTTGATGAATTGGGGTATGATGCGGAATGGCAGCTACTTAACAGCAAAGATTACGGAGTCCCACAGAACCGTGAGAGGGTGTTCATTATCGGACATCTTAGAGGACGAAGTAGACGAGAAGTATTTCCTATCAGAACATGTGGCACGGAAATTGATGACGGCCGTGTCATCACAGGAACACTTACTACAAGATACCCAGGAAGTCAGCGTGAAGGCACATATATTGAAGAAATTAGGAAGCAAAGAGGAACGTCTGAAAAAATTGTCCATATAAAAGAGGCGACAAAACAAGGGTATGCTGTAGCCAGAATCGGGGATAGTATTAATTTCTCTGTTCCTAACAGTAAAACGAGGCGCGGAAGAGTCGGAAAAGGAATTTCTCAAACATTGGATACATCTTGTAATCAAGCAACAATCGAAAACAAACCACCTTATCGTATTCGGAAATTAACACCAAGGGAATGTTGGAGATTACAAGGATTTCCAGATTGGGCATTTGATCGAGCAAGAGAAGTTAATTCAGACTCGCAATTGTATAAGCAAGCTGGAAATTCTGTCACAGTTAATGTAATTCATGCAATTGCTGAGAAATTATTATAAAAATTAATTTTGCTAAAAAAATGGCTTTTCAGATTAAGAAAAAACTATGTTGTTTTTCTTTCTTAATACATTCGGTTATGAAGATGATAAAACATCTGAGAAAGGAAAATAAACATGTTTTATGAGATTTAGAGTTTCATAGAAGAAATGAGGGATGATAAAGTGACTTATTTAGAAAAAATTGTTGAAATATCATCTGAATTACCTTATCCAGTGTTACGAGATATCAATGATCGAGTAAGAGACTGGTTAGCGAGTGGTGGAGGAGAGAACGATCCATATATTGCCCAACAATTAAGATTTGCTCAAAACTATTTGAAAATGCATGGCGAGTAAAAGAATTGTGCAGGAACCAAAGAAAGTAGGTGAATCATCATTTGTATGACTGGCTGAAAGACTATCAGAAATTAGAAGAAAACATTGAGTACTTAGATTACAACTTAGATAAAACAAAAGCTGAATTAAAACGCTGGGTCAGTGGTGATTTGCGAGAGGTACGTTTAACCGCTGAATCGGAAGGTGCAAAAGTGGAAGAACGTATTGAAGCAATTGAATATGAATTAGCAAATGAAATGAATGATATGTATAAACTAAAAAACTTAATTAGTAAGTTTAGGGGTTTGGACAATCGAATATTAAAAATGAAGTATGTGGACGGAATGACCTTAGAAGAAATAGCTGAGGATATGAATTACAGTTCTAGTTATATCTATAAGAAACATGCCGAGATAATAAGAAGAATAAAGTTCGCTGAAGAACTTGCACTTTACTGACACCCAGTTTTATGAATGTTAACTCTTGAAAATATGATTTATAGTAATAACATAAGAAATCGACGAAAGGGCAAATGGTACACGGTTGCTCTTTTCTTATATGTACATTTTTTTATTCCTTGATTTAAGATATGATTGTTATATTAAGGAAAAAGGAGTGGAGAAATGAGCTTTGTATCTGTTATACAAACTGAAAAATTTTTAACGGTTGTATCTGATGGGCAAGTGACTAACGAGTCTGATAAAACAATTATTCAAAAGGACTATAAGAAATTCAAAAAAATATCACCAAATCAATATATTGCTTTCGCAGGTTCAAAAGGATGGTGTGAGTTATTATTGGAGGATCTTCCTTTTAAAGAAAAAGGGCATAATCTAGAACAAATTGTCTCAGGAATGAAAGAGTCTATATCTAAGTTGCCATTTGAATTAGGAAAGATTTTACTCAGTGTAGGTGGGGTGAATGAGGATGAGAAATTAGTTATATATAAACTTTCTAACCAGGAAGATACTGAGATTGACAGAGTTCAAGCAAGTGGTGATGGTATTAGCTATGCGCTCCTATATAATGGCTCGATGGAAGAGCGTGTAGGGAGGAGTTTAGAAAAGGTACTATTAGAGTATATTAGGGAAATTGGATATAACACACCTAATAAAGCTATAAGAATACAAAGAAAGTTAAATAATTATATTGCAGATGTAGATGATAGTGTTAATAAAATTACATTTAATTTAATGATAAAGCATCCATAATGGGTGCTTTTTATTATGGATAAGGGGTGATGGAATGGATTGGATAGAAAAAGCAGTCATCTCAATTATTGTTATATGCTTTGCACTGATAATCATTGTTTGTGTTTTGTATTATATGGAGATTAAAGATTGCCATAACAAGGGCGGTAAGATGGTAGGCACAGGTGAATATACAACTACAGCTACAGTTGTAGGTAATCAAGCTATTATAAGTACAAATGAAAACAGGGTTTGCGATAAGGAGTGAGAAACATTGACTAACTTCTATAAAACAAAACGATGGAAGAACAAGAGAATCAATGTATTAAAGCGTGATACATACCAATGCCAGGAGTGTAAACGGTACGGCAAGAACAAAGAAGCAACTACAGTACATCATATCCATCCATTAAGGAATAGACCGGAGCTAAGACTCACAACAGATAATCTGGTTAGCCTGTGTGGAAGATGTCACGATAAGATGCATGATCGTATCAGTGATGAGTTAACAGAGTTAGGTAAGCAATGGATAGAACGTGTGTAAAGGATGAGGGAGAATGGGATGTAGTAATGGTAATTTATTAACGGAAAGACAGGTAGAGTTGTTAAAGGATTTGCTTCATGAATATCATAGTAAAGAGATGGGGGTTTGTTCATGTGATGTAGAGCGAGTATTGTCTATAGCCAATACAAATCATCAGTCTGTACACATGCAAAACGATTCCTTGTTAATCATTAAAGTACAAGACATGGGTAGTGTTCCTTCTGTCACTTATAAAGGTAAAGATATAAAAGGTAAAGTAGTAATCAATTATGAATGGACAACAGATGAATTCGAAAAGGAAGGTAAGTACAATATGACAATAAAACATATTGAGGACTCTGATAAATTTGTTGTCGGAAAAACAATTACAGAAGAGAGATTTAATTAAAAAACAATCCCCCCACTTAAAAAATAAATAAAACAGTCTATTGGGGACCGAGAGGGGGAGGTTTTTCCAATAGAGCGACCATATTTTTTTAGAAAGGGGGTGTGGTGCCCGGATGGACCAAAAAGAAAAAATGAAATTGAAAGAAACTGTGATTGCTAATATGAAGCATTTGGGTGTTTACCGGGATGATTTTGAACACACAATTAATATTTATGTTGGTATGTTAGCTCAATATCAAGCTTTCGAACGACAATTTGAAGAGACCGGATTTAAAATAACAGATTCATATACAAATAAAGCCGGGGCTACGAATGAAAGAAAAACCCTAATCTACACAGCTATGGAAGCCTTGCGGAAAGACCTGGCCAACTATTCGAATTTACTATGTTTGAACCCGAAAACGTATGAACGAATAAAACGCCCAGAAGTGCCAGTTCGTAAAAAAGAAACTGAAAAACCAAAATCAAAATTAGTACAAGCATTGAGTGATAGTTCATGAGTAAATATGAAAATTATGACTTAGTTATGGAATATGCAGCTTCAATTGTGGAAGGTAGAAAACTAGCAAATAAAGAGCAAATACAAGGTTGTGAGCGTTTTTTAAGAGATTTAGAAAATCCGGATTATGATTTCAATCCTAAAGATGCTGAATTTGTTATAGCAATCATTGAAAAAACATTTGTACATGCTCAAGGCGAAAAATTAGACGGAACTCCACTAAGGGGTACGCCTTTTTTATTGGAACCATTTCATAAATACCAGGTTTATAACTTATTAGGCTTTTATCATAAAGGCAAGAAGATTAGGCGCTTTAAAGAAGCGTTTATTTATATTCCAAGGAAAAATATAAAAACTTCTTTTGCCGCAGCGCTTGCTTGGGCATTGGGGCTTTTACACCGAAAATCTGGAAGTAAAGTTTATATTACTTCAGCAGCGTTAAAACAATCGCTTGAGAGCTTTAATTTCATTAATTTCAACCTTGGTCAAATGGGTGAGAAAGAAAATTTTCGAGTTATTGATAATAACCAGGAACATTCTATCTCTGGTGATTTAGGTGACGGTTCTATCTTCATTCAAGCATTAGCAGCCAATCCTGATAAACAGGACTCATTAAACTGTAACATTGGGATTGCAGATGAATTACATGCTTATAAATCACCAAAACAATACAATATTATCAAAGAAGCCATGAAAGCTTACACAAATAAGTTAATGATTGGTATTACAACCGCTGGAGATAACATGACAAGCTTCTGTTATCAGCGCCTACAGTATTGCAAAAAGATACTCGATGGCACTGTGAAGGACGAGGCTTATTTTGTGTTTATTGCAAAGGCTGATGAGGATGAGAAAGGGAATGTAGACTATACAAACCCAATCGAACATCAAAAAGCAAATCCTGCATATGGTATCTCGATTCGTCCCGATGATATTTTAAACGATGCTTTACAAGCGCAGAATGATCCGCAGCAAAGAAAAGATTTTCTAGCGAAATCATTAAACATTTATACTTCAGCAATTCGTGCTTATTTCAACTTGGATGAATTTAAAGCTTCTGATAGAAAGCATAAATGGACACTTGAAGAGTTAGCTAAATTGAAAATTGATTGGTTTGGCGGTGCCGATCTTTCGAAGATGCACGATTTAACAGCAGCGGCTTTGTATGGAAATTATAAAGGCATAGATATTGTTATTCCTCATGCTTGGTTTCCAATTGTAGCAGCTACGCAAAAGGCAGAAGAAGACAATATCCCTCTATTTGGTTGGAAAGATGATGGTTGGTTGACAATGTGTAATACACCAACTGTAAATCATTCTGATATTGTGAATTGGTTTATAGCTATGAAGAAAAAAGGATTCAAAATTAAGCAAGTTGGTTTTGATAGGAAGTTCAGTCGTGAATTTTTCCTTGAAATGAAAAAGAAAGGTTTTCCTATGGTTGACCAACCGCAATATTTCCACAAAAAATCTGAGGGGTTCAGACGTATTGAGAAGAAAACGAAGGATGGCCAGTTTTATTATTTACATTCGCATGCTTTTGAATATTGTGTACAAAACGTTGCAGCAATAGAAAAAACTGATGACATGATCCAATACGAAAAGGTTATGCCAAACCAACGCATTGATATCTTTGATGCGGCTGTTTTTGGTGCAATTCGTATGCTTGAAAACTTTGAAAAGGCTGTCGATGCTTCAACATGGTTAAGTAATTAATTATAGAAAGGAGGTGTGAACTTTGGCGTTTTGGAGAAAGAAAAAAACACGTTCAGCCGTTACAATTCCAATTGCGGTTGGTAATGTTGAAACGGTTGGTTATACAAGGCTTTCAGACAATCCAGACGTTTTAATTGCTGTAGATAAAGTTGCTGATTTAGTTTCAAATATGACCATTCATCTCATGGAAAATACAGATGAAGGCGACAAACGTTTGCGAAATCAGTTGTCACGAAAGATAGACATTGAACCGCATCGAAATATGACACGTAAAAGTTGGGTTTATAAGATTGTTAGTGACTTATTACTTTATGGTGATGGTAATTCTATCGTCCATATTGGGATGGATCCAAAAACGACTTACATTGATGATTTAACACCATTTCAAATGCAAGCTGTGAGCTATGAGGATGTGGAGGGCAACTACCTCATCAACTTCAACGGCATAACATACACGCCAGACGAGGTAATTCATTTTGTAATTAATCCTCATCCAAATTATCCGTATCGTGGCACGGGATATCGGGTGGCTCTTAAAGAAATCGTGAAAAACTTAAATCAAGCTACTAAAACGAAAAATAACTTTATGAGTGGCAAATATATGCCATCACTTATCATTTCTGTGGATGCTATGACAGAAGAGTTGTCGAGCAAAGCAGGACGAGATAGCATCATGGAAAAATATTTTTCGGAAACAGAAGGTGGAAAGCCTTGGATTATTCCAGCTAATTTAATAAATGTTGAACAAGTTAAACCATTATCACTAAAGGATATTGCCATTAATGAAGGTGTTGAATTAGATAAGAAAACTGTTGCTGGACTCTTTGGGATTCCGGCTTTTTTCTTAGGTGTTGGTGAGTTTAACAAAGAAGAATACAACAACTTCATTAATACTCGCATTTTTTCGATAGGACAAGTCATAGCTCAAACATTAACACGTGATTTGCTACTTAGTTCGAATTGGTTTTTTCGTTTAAATCCGCGAAGCTTGTATTCTTACAATTTAAGCGAAATGGTGGAAGCCGGAACACAAATGGTTGACCGAAACGCAATGAGAAGAAATGAGTTGCGTGATTGGGTTGGCTTAGATCCTGATGCTGAGATGCAAGAGCTCATCATCTTAGAAAACTATATTCCAGCTAATAAGATTGGTAGCCAAAACAAACTGAAGGGAGGTGAGAACGATGAATAAACGTCATATGCACTTTACGTCAGAATTAAAAACTAGAGATAGTGAAAACGAAAATGAGGCAGTAATTGAGGGTTATTTCGTTGTCTATAATCAAGAAACTGAATTATGGCCGGGAGCGTTTGAAGAAGTTGCTCCTGGAGCATTTGAAAATAGTTTACGTAGCACTGACATTATGTGCCTGGATAATCACGATTCAAGAATGGTTTTAGCTAGTTTTGGTAGTAACACACTTGAACTGAAGTCCGATAATCACGGTTTATGGGGTAAAGCAATTATTGACTTAGAAGATCCAAATGCAAAGAGTGCCTATCGTAAAGTACAGACTGGAAAAGTGCGTGGTTGTTCATTTGGTTTTTATCCAACAAAGGAAGAGCAAATTACACGTGATGATGGAACGATGAAATGGAGAATCACTGAAGCTGAATTACATGAGGTTTCCATTACAGCATTTCCGGCATATCCACAAACGGATATTATGGCCCGACAAAAAGACGTTGAGACTATTAAGAAACAAAGGTTAGAACAAAGAAAAAAACAATTAAAGGAGCGATTAACAAATGCCTAATCCAGTATTAATTGGTGCTAAGTTAAATATGAAGCGTAATTCTCTAACAACTGTGGAGGGGAAACTAACCGAATTACTTGCAAAACGTAGTGAGTTAGAAGCTTCCATTGATGGAATTGAAAATGAGGAAGAGTTAACAGCAATTGAAGCGAGCGTCAAAGAAAATGATGATGCTATTACCACTTCTGAAGAGGAAAAAACAAAGTTAACCGAAGAAATTGAAGAACTTGAAAAAGAATTAGAAGCATCTAATCGTAGATCACCAGATAAAGGAGCGAAACGTAATATGCCAAAACATACTGAAACACGTGAAGCAATTAATGCTTATGTACGTACTAAAGACCAAACAAGAGCAGGGTTCACATCTGTGGAAGGTGGAGCATTAATTCCAGAAGAATTATTAAAGCCACAAAAGGAATTGGTTGATACAGTTGATTTAACACAATATGTTCGTACAGTTCCAGTTAACCGTGGTTCGGGTAAGTATCCTGTAATCCACAAATCAAATGGAAAAATGGCTTCTGTTGCGGAACTTGCGAAAAATCCCGAACTTGCTCATCCAACATTTACAGAAGTTAATTATGATATTGAAACTTACCGTGGCTATATTCCAGTATCTCAAGAAGCTATTGATGATGCGGATTATGATATCACAGGGTTAATTGCTGAAGATATTAAAGATCAAGATTTAAATACAAAAAACACTAAAATTGCAGCTATTTTCAAATCAGCTACGGCTAAAGCTGTCACTGGTTTAGATGGAATTGTAACGTTACTAAATACAGGATTTAAACAGGTATATAACGTGAAATTCTATGTATCATCTTCGCTATTTAATGAATTAGATTTATTGAAGGATAAAAACGGTCGTTATTTATTACAAGATGATATTACTGTTGCTTCTGGTAAACGCATTAAAGGTAAAGAAGTTGTTGTGTTAGATGATGATATCATCGGAACTAAGGCGGGTGATTTAGTAGGTTTCGTTGGTGATGCAAAAGAATTCTGTACTTTATTCAATCGTAAGCAAGCTTCAGTTAAGTGGGTTGATAATGACATTTACGGTCAATTATTAGCAGGTTTTGTACGTTTTGATGCTAAAGCAGTTGATAAAAAAGCAGGTTATTATATTACATTTACACCAGCAGCAACTCCACCAGCTGGAGCATAAAGAAAGGGTGATTATGAATGGTTAAGTATGTAGTCTTAGAAGATTTTACGGACTTGCAAGATGATAATCACGTATATCGTAAGGGAAACCAATACCCTCGTAAGGGACGAAATAAGAAAGAGCGAGTGGAAGAACTTTCTGGAAATGACAATTTAAGAAGTGCGCCTTTAATCAAGGAATTAGAAGGCAATGAATGAACAAACAAAAGATAATCTATTAAATTTATTAAAACTTGATTTAGGCATCACTCATAATTTGAGGGATGCTTATTTTAATAATATATTAGTGGGTTCAAAAAATGAGATTGAGAGAACCGGAGTTGTATTAGATTTTGAAAGTATCGATGACCAAATGCTTACAATTGATTATGCAGCATGGTCATACCGTAACCGCCAAGAAGATACGCCTTTATCTCGAAATTTACAGTTTAGGATTAATAATAGGGTTATTAAGAAGGCAGGGATTACAAATGCCGTCACTTAAATCAAGTGTAGGGAATTCAAAGCGCATATCACTGGATGATGTGTGCTTTTTGATTTCCGTTGAAACCGAAAAAGATGAACTAGGACAAGAAATTGGTACAAATGAAACAGAAAGACAGATTTTTTGTGCGGAACTAAGCATTAGTCAATCTGAATTTTATTCAGCAGGACAGCTTAATCGTAAACCGCAAATTATGCTGATTGTTGAATCTGATGAGTATGACAAGGAAGGTAAGGTAAAATATGAGGAAACAAAATACAATATTTATCGTTCCTTTATGAGATCAGATGGCTTCACAGAATTATATTGTGAGGTGAATATTGGTGGCTAATATTGATGGCTTATCAAATGAAATTGCTAGAGAATTACAAAGATATGCGAATGTTGTGGAAGAAAACTTAGAAAATGAAATTGATGAAGTGGGAGATATTGCTGTAGGTAAATTAAAGCAAGGTAGTCCTAAAAAAACGGGTGGTTATCGTAAAGGGTGGCGTAAGAAAAAAGAAGGGAAGGGTGTTGTTCTTCATAATACAAAAGGACAATTAACACATCTTTTAGAAAAAGGACATGCGAAAGCTGGTGGTGGCCGAGTACCAGAGAAAGTGCATATTCGTCCAGTTGAAGAGTTTGTAATTGATGAATTGCCAAAACGTATTGAAAGGGCGGTTCAACAATGACGTTAAGTGAATTAATAAAAATTCTTGAAGCTACAGGTTATCCTGTGGCTTATTCGCATTTCACAGCAACACCTACTAATCCGGTTCCGGCGCTACCGTATATTTGTTTTCTTGTGGACGGTTCAGCGAATCTCATGGCTGACAACAAGGTGTATCACAAGATAAATGATTTAAATATAGAGCTTTACACAACTAAGAAAGATTTAGTTGCGGAAGCCAAGCTTGAAAAGGTCTTAGACGATCATGAAATACCGTATGACTCGTATGGGATTTTTATTGAATCTGAGAAATTATTTCAAAAAATATATGAAACGAGGTTGTTGTAAATGAATGAAAACAAGGTAACATTCGGTTTAAAAAATGTACATTACGTGCCATTAGATAGTAAGGATTTCTTAGTTACATTTGGGACGCCAATTCCATTACCTGGTGGAGTCGAACTAACTTTTGAGCCACGAGGTGATTTAATTGAATTCTATGCAGATGACATGCTTTATTACGCGGCAAGTAATAACCAAGGTTACGATGGAACATTAAGTATTGCTACTATCCCAGAAAAATTTGCTATTGATGCACTTGGTGAGGAATTAGATGAAACAGATGGTGTATTAAATGAATTGGCTGATGCAAAAGGAAAACCATTCGCATTATTATTTGAGTTTGATGGTGATGTCAATGCAACCCGTCATGTTATGTATAACTGTTCAGCAAGTCGTCCAACACTTGCATCTAAAACAAAAACAAGTTCGGCTGAACCAAATACAAATGAACTGAAGTTTGTTTCTAGTCCAATTGTTTTAGTACCTGGTGGAAGACCGATGGTTAAAACGAAAACGACTGCTAAAACAACACAAGCAATTTATAACGACTGGTACAAAAAAGTGTATGTAAAAACATCGGCAGCACCAAAAGGAGCG